CAATCTGAACGGAGTTCGTTAGTTTCGCCAGCACATCATCCGGCACGGCATTTTCGTCGAGGCTGTAGAGAGCGGCGGTAACGTCTTTGAGCAAGGACGCCTTGTTGATTGCCGTCCCCTTCTCTATCGGCTCGTCAGCTGGTGCAAAATATCGGTACCCGATTAAATTACCTTCCGCGTCGTACTCGCCGTATCGTATTGCGTATTCGCCAGGCTTCCCCGCTATTTCAACGATTTCAGTTGGTATTCTGTCTTTCACAGTATCAGTCCTCCTTGCCCGGAGCAAAATGTGCCGCTGTGACGGAATGCGGGTATCATATTGCTGATGTTGCGTTCTATTTCGAGTAGCAGTCTCTCAATATTATTTGCATCTTCATAGGTCAGGCCGTTCATGCTATCCGGTAAAGGCGTTGTGCCATAAAAGGCAGTTTTGAGGGCATTGAGGTCTAAAAGGTACCGCTCCATATCGGACGCGCTAGGTGTATCGGTTATGGTCCAGTCAGTTTTAGGATTGACAAATACGTTATACCCATAACCGCGCAGGACATCTGCAAGATATTGCAGGTTTTGTCCTACGCGGTTTAAATCTGTTGCGTTGTAAAAGCCTTTCGGCGTGCGGTTGAGGACGTCCGCTTCCGTACGGTCAATTATGACTTCAATCACTACTAGTCCCCCTTTGCCTTGATTCGGATGTCCGAAGCCGTAGTGTTAGACAATATTGTGAGCATGGAAATGATATTGCCTTCAACGATGGTATCCCACGGCGTGCTGGTTATCACATAATCGCCTGGTTGTTCACCGTTGACGACAATCCTCTCATTGAGCGTGTGCCGGCGCATGAAATAGTCATATACCCTTTGGGCCACTTCATTGGCGTTATTCGGATTGACGAGCGTAGCTGTCTCAACTGTAATGACGTTTTGTTTGTCCGTGGCAGTAACATTCGGATTTGTCACTGTTACAACGAAAGTTTTGTGCACATATTTCTGGCCGCCTACTTCAATTACTTCATCGCCGGCCGAACCAGTGCCCGGCGTATAGGTATGGGCAGTAACACGGACCGCAGTAACAATCGGCTCTGTCTCCATAGACCCGCCGACGTATATTCTGCAGTCAGGGATTTCGGCGGGGTTTTCTGCGGGCGGCGCAAATACCTTTATGCCCGCCCGCCCCGCGGTGGTGCAGGCCGCTCCTATGGCAAACAGCACCTGCTGGAAAGCTTCGCGCTTCGTGCAGTCGGGAATTAGGCCGGTGACTGTAACATCTTCAAACACACTGTCAATTTCAACATCGAAATCTGGGCTTGCTATGTCCTGCAGAAGCTGCGCGGCATTGTATTCAGAGTATATAGCGGCAGGAAAAAAGTACCCATCCAGCACGCCTAGAGCGTCTTCACAGGTGATTTCATAGGTATTGGGGCCCGTCCGCTTTGCCTCGGAAATGTAAAATACGCCGATAAGATTCGAGCCTGAGTACGCTTCCACCGGCTGCTTAAGCTGAAAGATGTATTCAATGTCGGATTTGCTGACAAGCAGCCAATTAAGCGTGCTTATCGGCAATTCGGAAGATATCAAATCAAGCTCTTGCAGGATTGTAACGCTCCTGAATTCGTCCGCCCCGAACTCCCTGATAATGCCGAAGATGATGTTTTCCACCCTGGCATAGCGATGCGGTCTGTTGGTTGCATTTAAAAAAATCACTACCTTGTTAAAGGCAGTGACTTTATTTGCGCAGAAATATGAAACGCTTGTCGGCGTTAAATTCTTTGAATCGAGCAACGTGGCGTCCTGGTACCACTTGATTGTTACTGACGTGCAATAGTCTCCAGTTTCGGGAGAAAACCGCAGATAAATACCAAAGGTTGTGTATTGCTCGTCGAACTCGATTTCGATGACCGGCGGGGTGCTGAATACACCGTTTTCGTCGCTCATTTGCTTCGACCAGAACGGAATATCCTGATTTCTTAACAGCTTAAAGCTGCCGTCAAGCAGCCACATATTGGGCTCTAGTGTGATTATTGGAGGTACCGATGTATCGAATGGTAGCAACGCCGGCGAACAAAAGCTCTGGGCGTCTGATGTAATGACAGAGGCATCCACATCAGCGCCCGGAGCTATGTCTTTATATATTAGCTTAGCTCTCATGACGGCCTCCTTTGAGGTTGCATCGCGATGAAGTTGACTTTGAGCTTGCCCCAAAGATTGCGTTTATTCTCCATCGACAGGAGCTCATCATCGCCATTTGTTATGTAGGCTTTAAACTCGAGCGTTGTTTGACCGTACGGGACAACAACGGTGTGGTAGTCATCCGGCGAAGATAGTACTTCATACAGTGCGTCATATTCGGCGAGAGAGGCCTCGGATGTATCCAACTCCATAGAGTAGTTATAGTAAGTTCCGATAACATCTCTGACCATATCGCCTATTTTTACTCGTCCTGCATTTTCACCGTCTAAAATGTTGAAAGAACGAGTTAGCTTCGTAACGTAAACGCTGGGATATTCAACCCTGTCGATTTTGAAAACACTCAACGCTGTACACCTACCAGTCTAACGCCATGCCGACGGGCAACTTTTTGCTGATTGTGGTATATAACCTCGCCATCAAGTGTTACGATGTTTTCGATTACTTGCCCGCCGTATTCGCGCATTGCTTGCCGGAACGCGTCAACAATCATATCGAGCGGTGCTTCAATGTTCGTGCCGCGCGGCTGGTCGCCAAGCACGGCAAGAAATTCACGGTTAGGCGGGATAACGGCGCCGGTGGCGAGACGAGGGATCTTAATTTCCGATACATGCGGAATGTTTATTCCGTAAGACTTCCCGCCTATGCCGGGCACCCAGTCAGGAATGGAGATTTGTATTGAGTTAAGGCGATCTATAAGCCAGTTGATGCCCTTAATAATTAGATTTATCGCGCTCTCAAGCACAATTACGATAGCATTCCAAACACCCTTGAAAATCTTTTTGACGCCGTCCCAGGCTCTTGCCCAATCACCGGTAAACACTCCCGTGATGAAGTCGATTATTCCCCCGAGGATATTATTTTTGAGGTTGGCCACAAACTCTTCAAGATTTCCGGTTAACCCCAGTACAGCAATGACGATGCTCGCGTTTCCGGCAACCAACAGAGGAATTAGTGAGCCGGTCAGCAAGGATATCCCTAGTCCCGTTGCCATTATTCCCGCAATGACAAGCAGTGTATTTTTCAGGTTTGCACCGTTTTTGATAATGTCGTCAAATCCAGCGTACAACATAAGAAGGCCGCCTACAACCAGCGCAATACCAGCGCCAACTGAGCCAAAAGCTAGATATAGTCCTGTCGCGGCGAGAGCGACGCCAACACTCATTTTCTGCAGATTGTCCCAATCAACACCGTTAGTTATAGCGTCTGCAAAACCCTTAAAAAATTCATATGCCCCCAGAATAGCCGCGGCAAGCCCAGCAAAAGCCTGTGCGGTCGCTGCAAGCCCGGTTGTGAAACCGCTTGAGATTTTCCACAATAAAAGGCCGGCTCCAATTACCCCGACCCATTTTGCCATATTTTGAAGCTTACCGTCAGCATCGTCCAGAGCTGAGAAATCCGGCGCAATCACATCAGAACCTGCGCTTCCAATACCGCTTGTATTGTCTGATAATCTATTTATTTCGTCAAAGCTTGCCAGGGCCTTCCCAGCTTTTTTAGCGGATGCTCCCACGCCGTCAAGCGCCTGCTGTTGCTCGTAGAGAGCTTGCGCTGAGTCCTGGGAAGCTTTTAGACTTGAGCCGGTCAGCATTGAGAAAAATCTTGCTATTTCGGTTATTATGATAGTCAGAACTTGAGCCATTTTGATAAAAGCCGGCAGGATTGTATTCAGGATAGGCTGCGCTAGGGTCATTAGCGCAGCCTTGAGTTGACCAACCGCTTTAACGTATTCCTGGTTAGTTTTCATAGCAGAGGCGAAGTATTCTTTTATCTTCTGAATTCCCCGCGCTACCGCCGTAAGCAACGCCGCGCGAATGATAACGCGCTCAAGCATGGTTTTAATCCGCGCTAGCTGCTTCTCAAAAATTTTGGGTCTGGCTGGATTAAGAGCCTGCTGTAGCTTTGCTTCCGCATTTTGCGCTTTTACTTTTAATTCTTCCAACTTTGCTTTTGCGGCATCGAGCTTAAGAGAAACCTCGTGTATAGCCGCGGTGTCTATTGTAAACGCGCTGCCGCTCGCCTTCATAGCCTCCATCTGCGACTCGTATTCTCTTACCTTTTCCGCAGTTTGCTCAATGTCATATTGAAGCTTTTTCCACGTAGCGCTTGACGTGCTCCCGCCGGTAGCGAGGAATTTATCTTGGTGGTCAATCAAGCTCTGAAACCGAGCGTCAGCTCGCTGGAAAGCTTGCTCCAGTTTTGCATACTGCTCTGTAGGAACTTCCGCAGCATTAAGATCTTTAAGTTTCTGTTCAAGCTTTGCGACTAAATCGGCCTGTCTAGCAATATCTTTTGTTGCTTTTTCAAGCTTAACTTTCAGTCTAGCTATGTCTCTGTCGGCACCGGAAGAATCAATTTTAGTGTCGAATATAAGGCTCCCGTCCGCCATGCGATCACATCAATCATCGAAGTCTAGCCTTCTAATATTCTTTTGATAAACTCTTTATCCGTATCAGTTATTTCTTCCCTCAGGTCGATTGCGTCTCGGTTCGCGTTATAAAACTCGCGCTCATATTTTTCGAGTTTTTTGCCCCTTGCCTTCTTATTGCGAATGTTG